ATGAGGCGCGCCGAGATGCTGTTGCTGAAGAGCCTGGCGGAAACACTGATGGCCGACCGGGACAACCGCCACGACGACTTGCAGGCGACCATGCGGCTGGCGCACCTGAGTTCGCCGGAGATGATCCTGTACATGGTCAACCGGGTGCTCGAGCTCGAAGAGAGCATCGAGCGGATCGCCGCGGTTCTCCAGAAACTCTCTGCGGACGAGCCGATGCCCCTAGAGGAAACGCGGCCCGAACCAGCCTTCGAACCGGCCCTGCAGTCCCGCGCCACCGAGACCGCGGAAACCTAGCGGCGGGCAGGCCGCTACACCAGCACCTGGCGAGTGCTGGCGATCAGCGCATGCACCTGTCGCTCCACCTGCTCCGCCACCGGCACTTCGGGCCCCTGCCCCTCCGGGCAGGGCAGGTTCGGCGTGGTGCCGAACAGCCGGCAGATCAGCGGACGTTCCTCATAGGCCTCGCAGCCGTTCGGTCCGAGATGGACGCAGTTCCACTCGGCCAGGGCGGCGTCGTGTTCGGCCTCGCTCTTCAGCGGCAGGCGGGCCATCTCTTCCGACGAGGCGGTAACCGGCCCGCAGCAATCGTGGCAGCCGGGTTTGCAGGCGAAGCCCGGTATCTGCAGGCGTAATTGGTCTATCTGGCGACCGATGCAACTCATGGGAAATCTCCTCGGCGGGGGAAGGATTATACAGCGCGGACCGGAGCATTCCGAAAGTACCGGTAAGGATGCTCTCCAGCGAGCCGAATCGACCTGTTCAACCTGCGCTCTCTCCGTTCCCGGCCAGGGAAACAGCCCGGCTCCCTGTCCGCCCGCCCGTCCACGGCTATCTGCCGTCACGCCGCTCCCGAGCGCGGTAGCCCCGAGACCGCACAGGGGCGGAACGACGTGGCATAATCCGGCGATCACCTTTCGGCGACCTATCGGCAGGGCCCGGGAAGACCCGGGCCTCGGGAGAAGCAATGACCTACGTTCTCTACGGCATCAAAGCCTGGGACGCACGATAGAATTTGCTTTTTCCTATATGCATCAAGTAGTTATGTCGAAAAATACCATCAAAAATCACTTCGCTTGAGAACATCCGCAAGCCAACAGAATCAAATGCTTACGGTAGCGTTTTGGAGGAAAAAAAGACCAAATCAGCGCTCTGCCTCGTAGACCGCCACGCCCTTCCCCACCGGAATCCACTTCTCCTCCGGATCACCTGGCCGACAGATGGCCACCTCTACCTCGGTGCTCTTCCCTTCTGCCGGCTCAGCCGGACGGATGGCCGCGTGCCGCAGCAAGTTATCCATGCCCGGCACGAACGTGCTCTCGGAGCAATGGAACGACCAAACCCCCGCCCGATTCGCATCGTTCACTTTCCGATCAAGCTTCAGCGTCCACCCTTTCTTGAGTCTCACCACCAGCACGGTCATGCTCCCATTCAAAATGGGTAGTCTACACGCCGCCCGCGTCCGGCAGCTTATACCTGGCCTTGATCTCCTCGACCTTGGCGATCCAGGCGCTGTAGTCCGGTTCCACGCCGGCCTTGATAGCATCGAACTCGGCCTCGGTCTTGAGCGGGTCACTCTCCAGGCGGTAGGCATTTGCCCGCGCCGCGGTTGCGGCATCGTACTCAGCCTGCCAGCGTTCTTGCGCCTGCTGTTCAGCGGTCTTTACCTGGCTCCAGTCGATCATCGCGGTAACTCCACTGGGCCATCGGCCTCGATCATCAGCGGTTCAGGGAAGCGAGCGGCGGCACTGGCATCGGCGGCAAGCGGGAACCGCAGGATCAGTTGGATGCGGCCGGCGCGTCGCACTACGGAACCAGCGAACCACTCCGATCCAATCGCCTCAGCCGGCAGTTCACCGCCCTCCGGTAGCGGTGTGAAATCGAACGCCTGGCCGCTCACGGTGAGCACATCACCAGCCCTGCTCAGCGACAGGCGCTCGGCGCTTCCGGGCAGCGGATAGTACGGTGACAATGTGATGATCATCAGAACCACCGCCCTATAACCAAGATGTAAAGCCCGTTTGAGCCAAGATCCTCGTTCAGATAGAACGTAGCATCCTGACCTCCGTAATATGCTCCCCTAACTGCACACTGCGACGTCGGCCAATTGTTGCTCGGTATCCAAGTAAACGACCCACCGAACAGACTCCCTCCCACAAACGCAGCAGGCATTTGAACGGTATGGGCGCCAGCAGGATAATTGCTGCCAGAACCCGCGATCTGCCGAATGCATATCTGCGTTCCGTCAGCGAACCGCACGAACTCACCGTTCGCATTACTACCCCGCTGGATCACTGCGCCAGTTGGCACCCCGCTCGACTGCGAAACCGAGCCAAGGATGCTGTCTCGCGAGTACAAAGCCCCAGTTGATCCAAGGGCGCTACGAACTGCAGCGCTCCCCAGACCAAGAGATGCGCGCGCGCCAGCAGCAGTCGGCGCACCTGTCCCGCCAAGGGCAACCGGCACCGTGTCGCCGTCGGCGAACTCGCGGAGACTGCCGTATCCGTTGCCGTCGTTCTGCAACTTGGTCGGTCGAACATCAGCCATTGAAAAGCACCTGCAGGTTGAGAGTTGCGCCGCCAGCGGTGTAAGCCGGCAGTTGGCCGTCAGGGTTCATCGTGAGCTTCAGCATGGAGCCGTCGGCGAGATAGCCCGGCACAGCCGCGGGGATGCGGACATTCATCGGGTATGCCACCACCACGCCCGCGCCGTTGGTGACGAACTGGTCGTAGCCGGTGCTGCGCCGGACGAAGTAGATCGCGTTCGGCTCCAGCGCGGCAGGCAGTTGCGCGACGACTTTATGGGTCTGTAGCACGGCCATTACCAGGCCGCCCCGTTCCACTCAGCCGGAATAGGCTGCCCGCCGAATCGAACCAGGCCGCCGTCCTCGCTGAACTTGTCGAGCGTCGACTTGTTCGCGTGCGTGTGCGCCTGGGAAACGGCAGTGTCGATCTGCGCCGGAGTCGAGGTCGGCCGCCCGTTGATCGCGTCCCAGTTGAGCTCGACGTCCATCGACTCATACTCGGCCACCTTCAGCCACGCGCTGGTCGCCGGGTTCCATGCGTACAGCGCAGCGCCGGATTCGACTGTCGGGTCGGCGGAAGCGTCTTGAACCAGAACGAAGATTGCGCCCTCAGGCTCCAGGGCATCGCGTGCAGCGATATCCGCAACGAACAGGATCGGCGCGCCGGTGCCGGGCAAGCTGGCCAACGCCTCGTTGATCAGCGCGTTGATCATCGCGCTGTTACCGATCGAGCGCGCCACGCCGGCGCTGTTCGTCAGGTAGGACTCCGAGTAGCTGCCGTTCTCGACGAAGTAGAACGAATCGGGTTCCAGCGTACCCGGCAGGGTTGCCACTTTGAAAAATCGAATCTGAGCCATGTTCACCACTCGCTTTGTGCCCACTGGGCGCCATCTACGCCGTCCCTGCCGGGCGGCCCCTGATCACCAGCCACAACGACCAGCACATCGGCCGGCGGCGTCACGGTGACTGCGTATTCCTGCATCTCGCTGAGCACAAGCGGCTCGCAATCAACCTCGATCGCCAGCGCCCAGGGCTCGGCGGCGTCATCCATCGCACCCTCCCCCACGGCTCACAGTGATCGGTCCGCTGTAGTAGCGATGGACCGTTCCATCCGGGTAGGTCACGTCCACGTCGTAGACCGCCGACGACCACATCAGCGCCGCGGTATCGGAGGCCGATATCTCGCGCGAGATCGTTCCGGCGCCAGCGATCTCAAGGCCGGAGCCGAGCGCCAGCGTCATCAGCACAGTCCCGCCTGGCGCGTCGCGGATCTGCATCCGTACCTCGGCGCCAGCCAGGTCAACGGGTGGCTGGTAGGGATGGTCAGCCGGACGGGAGCAGTCGGCGCGATCTGAGTGATCGGCCGGTAGACCAGGCTCGGTTGCATGATCCGCATCGTGTCGCGGAACGTCGCCCCGCGCTCCACGCGCAGGGGTACACAGGCCGGCGTCATGCGGCTTCTCCTTGATGTAGTGAGAGGGGCTAAACCCAACTGGTCAGGTACTGGATGCACTCCGGGCCGCGAGAGAGCTCTCCGGTGATCGGGTTGCAACTGGCTCGTACCCAACGGTCTGCCGGCTCCCAGAAAAAGCCGCGCCGGTACTCATGCGCAGGCTTGCTCTTTGTCAGGGTGTCGGTAACCGTTCCAGAGGTCACGCCTCCAAGGTGCATGGCCGGCCCCTGGCGAACGCTGACGGTCGTTGTGGTCTGCCCCTCGGGATAGTCGAAGGGATCGCGGATGTGGCAGATAGCTGCGCTGTTGTTGCTCAACGCGGCGAGCCACACCTGATGCTGGTCCTGGTTGGCCAGCATGTTCTCGCCGTTCACCAGCCACTGGTAGGTCACAACGGTGTTGACGATATGCATACCTGGGGGGAATGTCGTCGTCGGCGGGGTAACCACCGGGCCACCCGTATGGTCTGGGTCGGTATAAGTCGTGACGTCATCCGGCTCCCCCGTACACTTCACCGTCCGAGTGATCTGCAGTCCTGTCCCTGGGATGTAGAGCGCCTCGAACTGCTCTGTCAGTACAGTGCTGTCGACAACTGATCCGGAGCCGCTCAACAGCGCAACCTCGCTGCTTCGCTCCGTCGCTGTTCTTGTCGTCACGCCTGGCTCGTTGCGGTACTCCTTAAGTGCATAGTGGCGTCGGTTGTAGCGCGCGGTATGGATGTTGCCCTGAGCGTCATACCAGGCGGTCAGCAACCCGGAGGTCTGGTTCCACTCCTCTCGATAGAGCGTAGTTTCGATGGGATCGCCCGGCTGACTGCTCTCGTCGGTCACCTGATGAACCGGATTACCGAGCGCGGCCTGGCGATTCTCGATCACGTCTATTGTGACCGTCTGACTGTGATCCGCCTCTGGATCTCGGATATCCGGGGCAATGGTCACCTCGACGAGACCATACAACCCCTGAGGGGCTCCAGACGGGGACGAACCGCTGACCACCGACGTTCCGGGCGGAGGGTCAATCTGCCGCATCCCTTCACCCTGTGTCACCACCACCCCCAGCAGCAACCGATTTCGGTAGACCCCCAGCAGCTTCAGGTAGTCCAGCTTGACGTTTTCACCGAAAAACCAGTAGTCGAAGTTGCTCCCGAGCAGATCTTTTACCGCGCACTCTGGCTGTCCTGCGCCCTGCCCAACATCCTCAAGCGTTATCTTCTTCCGAAGGGCGTGAATCGTTCCGCCCTTTGTCCAAAAATCGAGGTAGTAGCTGCCCTGCTCCAAATTGAGGTAGATATCTACATACAGCGGGCGGCGCGGTTCCTCGTCGCTATCCCACCAGAGAGGAAGCCCCCTGAACGGCGCTTCGCCTGTATAGGGCTGCCCCTCGGCCGAGGTCGTCGCGCCGCCGTAGTACAACTGATAGTCGTAATTGCCTCCGCCTCGGAGGATCGTTCGCCCCCACCACTTCCCGCCCTGCTCCTCGACCTGCGGGTCGTCCTGGTCCGGCAGGCCCATGTCGAACAGATGCGTATGATTCATCGGCCAGGTACCGTAGTACGCGATCGCTGGGCGCGTCGCCCCGTTCGGCAGGGTGACGTAGCCGGCCAGATCCTTGTCCGGCTGGCGGATCTTTCCGTGCCACGGCCAGCCCATGCGAACGACCTCGCCGTCCCAGGGCATCAGTTGGTTCATGCCTTGAACTCCATGCGGCCGATATTCTCGCCGCCATCCTGCATCTCGAAGCTGGTGACGCGCTTGAACACAACGACAACCAGGCCATCGGTGCTCACGATCTCTTCATCGGCCACCGTGCGCTTCGACTTGTCGGTTTCGGCCAACGGCCAGGACACACCGCCCCCGCCGATCTGCTTGCCTGCGGGGTTGTAGTCGGCCCTGCCGCGCGCGGCATCCAGAGCGCCGCGCGGATCGATCTTGCGCAGTGCGCGCGCCTGACGCTCAGGCTCGATCAGCCGGTTGAGCGCCGCGGTCAAGCCCTGGTCACCGCGGCGCTCCGCTTCAACCCGTTGGCCGCCGGCGCGACGGATCGCTTCGTTCCTCGCGCCGATACCGCGGCGCTCATCTGATAGAGCCATGATCCACCTCCTTATGCCGGCGCTGGCACGTCAGCGAGCACAAGCATGGTCATAGTTCCGGCGCCGGCGTCGTAATACACCCGCACCCAGGCCTCACCAGCTAGGTCTATGCCTCGGATCTGGAATCCATACTCGCGGGTTGAAGCCCAATTCCTCTGCATCCCGACGATGAACGTCCCACCCGGCAAGTCGACGCCACCCGCGGTCCCGACGAAAAACACTGAATCTGCGTT